GGGCAGGTCAAAGTCGTTTTGATTAACTGGTTCACTGCCCACACCGTCTTGCCGAAGCGGCGGTGCATTACCAACACGTTCCATCTCTTCAACTCCTTGTGCATGTCCTTCTGCAAAGGACGGGGCTTGTAGGGAATCTTAACGTCCATCAGTCAGTCTCCCACAGGATACGCACCGTGCCGTCACTTACCTCGACGCCAGCACGATTTTTGGACTCACCGTATTGTTCTGGCATAGAGGTCTTAGCCCGCCAGCGCACATGTTGCGCATAGTCTCGTAATATGTTGGGGTCATACCGCTTATGCCCCTCCAGTGCGTTCAAATACATGCCGTCAAGCTCCTCCAGAGCCTTCTCAGCGCTCTCAGCCCTTGCCGTGTACACAGCCGCCCGAAACTCCTCATCGGCCCTCATACGCTTATATGCGCCCGCACGGGATATGCCCGCGCCCTCGCAAGCCTTCACCAAGCTATAGCCTTCGCTCAGTAGCTCAATGACCTTGGTTGTGTTTGCCTTTGTAATCTTGCCCATGCTTCCTCCGAGTGTGAGTGTGTAGAGGTCAATTAACACATATATAGAGTGGCCGCGCCTGGGCGGGGGTGTGGGCTGCGCGAGACCCCCCCCTGTGGCCGCGATGCAACACTGTGGCCGTCATGTCACTGTTGCCCTGGCGCAACACTGTTGCATTTCTGCCACTCTATATACATTGCCGCGCGTTGTTGTGTCTTCTCTGTGTGTACTGACACACTCACCACACCATTCATGCTGCATTAGCTCCAACCGTTCCGCCGATGCTTTAGTATATACACGCTCACAACATGCTTGTGTCTTTTTTTTACTTTCCGGTGTTTTTGCCGTTGACATAGCGCAACCAATGCGCCATATGTGAATCATGTTCAATCGTGCTGGAGGGCAAAGCGATGAAACAATTGACCAAGACTGAAATGGCCATACTGGCTGGCCGTAGCGTGTACCATGACCTGCGGGCCAAGTCCGTCGCAGACGGCATGGCCAAGACCGAGCGGGCTATAAAGACCAGCACTAACACCAAGCTTGGCAAGCGTGTAACCAAGGGCAGGCTAGCTGGCTTTCCCATCTTCACTTTGACACTAGAAGAACGCGCCACTTGCCCGCGCTCTTGCGCCCATTGGGCGGATTGCTACGGCAATAACATGATGAACGCGACACGGTACAAGGCAGACAATGCCTTGCTGGAGCAAATAGAATCAGACCTTGCGCACTACCAAGCCAACCACCCGAATGGCTTTCTGGTCCGGTTGCATGTGCTTGGTGACTTCTATTCCGTCGCCTACGTCGCACAATGGGCAAAGTGGCTTGGCATGTTCCCGGCGTTGCATGTGTACGGATACACGGCCAACCAACCAGACGCTGTTGACAGCCAAGAGCGGGCCATAGGCCATGCGCTGGCCACCTTGCGCCGGGAGTGCGGCATTCGGTGGGCTGTCCGGTTCTCTGGCTCTTTCAATGACAGTTTTGCGGCATTGTCGGCAGATGATGAACGCACCCAAGACTTGCTGGCGACTAAACAGGCATTCACCTGTCCGACGCAAATCAGCAAGACCACCGGCCAGCTTGCCAAGAAAGGCGAAGAAACGTTGGCCCCATCATGCGGCGCTTGCGGCTTGTGCTGGCAAGCTTCCAAGCCTGTCGCATTCATCACCCATTAAGAGAGAGGGCTTAGAAATGGACAACACCAGACACAAGGCCAAGCGCCGCGAGACAACAGCGCCGGAGGCTGACGCAACGCGCAGGGTATACCGCGCCCTGAAATCACTGGCTCATGCCGAAGCAGAATTGCATGAGACGGGACGCATAGACTCTGACCTGCTGGACTGGACTATGTCAGACATTCGCAACGCCATGCGCCGCTGTCAGCTTTACATGCGTGAGGCGAACCAATGACAAGCTGGGGAATTGTCCGGGCAGAGATGCCGGACGGCACTGTAGAGTTTCAGGTTAGCGATGGGCCACTTGGAAACCGTTCGACTAGCTACGACTTTGACAACCTGAAAGAGGCAGAGGAAATGCTGTCAGCGTTGCGCACAATGGAGTGCCTCAACACTGGCAGAACAATGTGGGAGGCCAAGACATGAGCCGCCTTGCAATCATACTAGAAGCCTTGGCCAGCATCACGCTGGTCGGGCTATTCATCTGGGGCTTTTTGACTGGCCCTGACGCTTGGGGCTGGCAGGCTTTCGCTTGGTTGGCTGGCATCAAATAGGAGGGCAGAGACATGAACCACGATTGCGGAAACTGTAACCATCACTGGCAGGCCGATAGCTTTGAGGAAAGCTGTCCCAACTGCCGCAGCTGGCACGTTATGACGACCGACGATTGGTCGGCTGAAGATGCCACAACCGAGGAGGAAGAGAAATGAACAGCAAAGAAAACCCATTGACCGAACACGATGCAAACTTCCTGAAGGCTTGCATTGATGCGGCCAACGACCACCCGCACGACGGAGTCATGGAGACAGCCTATAACCTGTCGCTGATGTTCCACCATGCCGTGCTGAGACTGGCACATAACTGCCACGACGGCAGAGACGCAGGGCTGGTCATGCTGATGTGCGTCATTGACGAGGCAAAGCAAGACGCCATTAAGCAGCTAATAGCTGAAGACATGGAAGACGAAACAGAGACCGAGCATTGAGAAAGGCATAGACATGCACATGATTAACAACAGCCAACGACGGGCCTTCATCGAGGTCATACAGGCAGCGTCTGACATGCTGGAGATGATGGACTCATCACTGGACGGCCTGTGGGACGAAGAATGGCGCGAAGCTGTCAGGGACAGCATCAGCCAGACTAACTGGCTAGTGAATAGCCATCACATCTACATCAGCAGCAAGAAGGAGGACTGACATGTTCATAATCGTAACCACGCTGGAGTTTAGCCGCACACATGGCGGGCCTAGCTACCGGGACAACTACCAACTGGCAGACACGCTGGAAGAAGCGCAAGCCATCATAGAGAAACACAAGGACAGGGACTATGTGCCGGGCGAATACAGCCTTTCAAGCTGGGCCATCGCAGAGGTGGTGACAGCATCAGAGCCACACTGGATTGAGAAAAAGGAGGTATGGGGCAGTGACCGCTAATGACCTAAAACACAGGCGGGAGATGCTTGGTTACACACAGCAGAGTTTTGCTGAACGACTAGGCTTGGCCAGACGCACTGTCCAGTACTATGAATCCGGTGAGCATCCAATACCGCGCACTGTAGAACTGGCGTTGCAAGCGTTGGAACTGGAACAAAAATAAAATCTAAAAAAAAATCTCTGGCAATGTCATTGCTTAAGCAATGTCATTGCTGGAGCAACACTGCATCAGCAATGGCTAAGCAATGTTTTTGGATATATAGAAAAGTTTTGTTTTGCTTCTGCATCGGCATTGACAATTCAGCGGCACTGTCAATGCCTCAACATTCCTGCCGCGCTGCAATGAGGTAACTCAAATAGCATGGATTTAACCGTCTGTAAAGAGGAGGACACGGACATGGGAAGACAGACAAAGAGACAGTCAGACCGGGAAGACTTCGCATGGACACAGGCCGGTAACATCGCCGGACATGAGGCCATTGTCGCCAAGTTTAAGCGTGGCTGTGAGGCGGATGACCTGCCAGAGAACTACCTAGCCAAGTTTGATGAATACTTTGTGGTGTACAACACCAAGAGAAACCAACCCGGCATCTCGTCTAAAATCAGCACACTGAAACCATATGTGCCGAAAGTGGGAGGACTGACAGAGGCCCACAACATAGGGCGGCATGAGCCGGACATATTCTATAAGCTGCTGGCGAAGAAGAACTATGGCGGCATGGTCGGTGACATATACAACACACCCTGCGACCTGTTGTTCGTCAGGACTGAACACAAGCAGCTATACCAGACCGTTCACAAGCTACGAATGTATGTCGATGACGACTACTACAACCGCGTCGAAGCCATCTGCAAGCCGAGAGGTGAAAGCCCTGGCCGCATAGGGCTGCGCCTAATGTTTCTAAAAGAAATCTCAGAAGGCATGGAGGTGGACTACCTGTTTGAAGGAACCCGCGCCAAGCCAATACGAGTCAACAAGGCAGCATATGAGGCGTCAAAGCGGAGGCAGGAAAGGATAAAGAAAGCCACCCTGCGCGGACTGATGCCGCACCACTTCCATGCCAAATATTCCTTGCTGAGAAAGATGGAGATAGAGACGGGCGAGAAGCACCACCTAGACCACTACTATCCGCTATTCGGGCGTGATGATTGCGTCTGTGGCCTAAACGTGCCGTGGAATCTGCAAGTGATTACCGCAGAGGAAAACCTAGCCAAAAGCAACAAAATGCCGGAAGACTTTTACGGGCCGGACCACACACCGCCGACATGGGAAGAGGGCAATTAGCAATATCCCCCCACTTAATGCTAGGATTGTTATGAAAGGAGCGTTGCCATGTTCAAGACGCTCGTGATGCTCTGCGCTATAGCACAGCCGAATCAGTGCGTGCTGTTTGAAGACACGACAGGGCCGCAAGAAACAATGCAAGACTGCTACCAGCGGGCAGTGAAAATGGAAAAAGGGCTTGCGCCCTTCTTCCCTGTTCCAATGATGGCTAGGTTCAAGTGCGAGAAGCTGGACGGCGCTTAGGCCGCTTGTTCACACCCTTCTTTCGCTTATTCCAGAACGGTTGCTGCGCTGCCGTTGGCTTTACCTTGCGCTGGTAAGTACCCCGTGGCATAGGCGTCACTTTAGGCGGAGCCGTTACCTCTGCCAATAGGCTGCGAAATTCCTCCAACGTCATTTGGTCTGCGGTCTTCATCTGTCAGGCCCTCCCTTACAATCATGCACCAAGTGTCAAAACTAATCGTAGCCGTGTCAGCCTTGCCCCAATAGTCCGGGTTGATGC